CCCGCGCGGGCCAGGTACCGCGAACGCCTATTTGCTGCTCGACAGCGGCGAGATTTCGCAGCCGTTTATCGACGCGGTCAATGACTACATCAACACCCAGGGCCACCACGGCCACGGCGATGACATGCAGTGTTTTGCTTTGCCTGAAACCAAACACGTTTTAAAAGCCACGGTTTACGTGTTGAACAAAGACAACATGACCGGCGAAGAACTGACGGAACTACAGAACGGCGTCACCCATCTGATCCGCTGCGCGTTCCGTGAAAACAGCAACTACGACATTAAAAAGACCTGGCCGTATTCACGCTATTCGTTTTCGAACCTGGGCCGCGAGCTGCATAAAACCTTTCCGGTTATCGACTCGCTCAACTTCTCGCTGACCGACATCATCAGCGAACTGTCGGTCCCGCGCCTGGACAGTCTGACCGTGGAGATTGCCAATGATTGATTTCAAAAAGCAGCTTCGCGGGCTTCGCCTTCCGTCTTGGATGGACGGCGCCGAGCCGAGCAAAATGTTGCGGGCCTGCGTCACCTTCTGGTCATTGGTTGATGACTGGCTGACCTGGCCGTTAAAGCAGTTCGACCCGCTGACCTGCGCCGAACCGCTGTTAAACCTGATCGCCTATGAACGGGACGTCAGTCGCTTTAACGGCGAACCGCTGAGCCTGTTCCGTAAACGGGTCAGCTATGCCTTTGTAAACGCCCAGGACGCGGGCGAGGTTGCCGGATTTATCGCCATCTTTGAGCGATTGGGGATCGGCTATGTCGAGTTACTGGAGCGTCAGCCGGGTATTGACTGGGACGTCATCATCGTCCGGGTATCTGACAGCCAAATCGCCGCCAACAGCGACTTACTATTGGAAATTATCCGCAAGTATGGCCGCACCTGTCGCCGCTATCAGTTCGAAGTGATCACCTCTGTGGGCCTGCCCCTGCGCGTCGGGTCTTATGAGGGTGAATATGTTTGCTACACCGCGAGCCTGGGCAACATAACAACAGAATCCAGCGCCACGTTTAGCGCAAGTTTGTAGGGGAAGATAATGTCACAAACCGTTATTACAAAAGCCTTTGCTGAGTGGAAAGCCCAGCAAGCTATCGACAACAAAGCCGTGGTGCTGGACGAATTCGTTTTCGCCTTCATTCCAGGCCAGGACCCAAATCAGCCCATTCCCAACACCGACGGATTGCCCGATGCCGACAAGATTGTTTATCGCCAGCCGGTCAGCAAAAGCGGCGTGGTGAACCTTAATGCCGTGGTGTACTCCGTCGTTTTGGGCACCGAGGTAGGCGATTTCGATTTTAACTGGATTGGTCTGATTAATAAGGCCACCGGGACGGTCGGCGCGATCACCCATGCACCGACACAGCGCAAGGTGAAGAACGCCAGCGGCCAACAGGGCAACACCCTCACCCGATCCATTTTAATGGAGTACGCAGGTGCCCAGGTTGAAACACAAATTACGGTGCCGGCAGCGACTTGGCAGATTGATTTTACCGCCCGTCTGGCGGGGATGGATGAAGCGCTGCGCCTGGCGAACGCCGACATTTACGGCGCAGGGGCTTTTTTCGATACCGGCTTTTTGGCATCCAAAAATGGTCCGCAGTTTTTTGTCACGAAGGGCGTCGGCTACGTTGGCGGGCTGCGTGCTTCGCTGGGCGCTAATCAAAATATCACCGTCACGTCGAAACCAACAAAAGTCTGGGTTGACGTCTGCTTTACCGGCACGGTCACCAGCGTTTTCCAGACGGCCATTACATTTACCGTGGCACCCACGCTGGCGAACTACGTCACGAACGGCGTCGCGCACTACGTTTTTGCCCTGGCGAGTATCGACGCCGCAGGCGTTATTACCGACCTGCGACCAAAGGGCAGCAGCCAGTATTTACGTAAAGACCAAAACCTGACTGACATCGCCGACCCGAATTTGGCGTTGAATACGCTCAACGGCGTGCCGAAAACCCGCAGGGTCAACAATAAAGCCCTGTCTGATGACATTGATTTAACGCCTGCGGATGTTGGGGCATTGCCCTCCGGCGGCACGGCGGTGGCCGCTACCAAGCTGGCCACGCCGCGAAAGATTGCCGGTGTTGAATTCGACGGAACCCAAGATATTAACCTGACGCCGGAAAATGTAGGGGCGTTACCTTCAGGCGGTACGGCAGCGGCGGCCACCAAGCTGGCGACGGCGCGAAAGATTGCCGGTGTTTCCTTTGATGGGTCCAAAGATATTGCGATCACGTCGGGCGATGTTGGGGCCGTGCAACAAGGCGGCGGCGTTGGCATGAGCACCAATAAAGTGATTTTAGGCTGGGACGGCGCGAAGCTGCGTGCGCAAGTTGATTCAACGTCGATGGGCGCACTTTATTGTGAGAAAAATAAACCCACGGCGCAGGATATTGGCGCTTTGCCTCTCTCGGGTGGAGATCTAAAAGGTTCTGTAACTACCACAGGTGAAATTTCCGCTAAAGGAGATATTCATTCTGACAGCAATATCCACAGTTTTGGAACAATTCAGGCTGCTAAGGGGGTGTATGACTCGCCGGGCGTCCGCGCCTACAGCTCTAACAATAAACCGTTGCCTAAAGATTTAGGGGCGATTGAACGTGATGGGTGCAGTGTGGCCGGGTTTGTTGGTGGTAATGGCTCAGCTCCTTATATGCGTTACGCCGCATCAGACACCGTTGTGGAACTGGCTCCGCGAGACTGGGTTAATGGCAACTTTATTCAGCGCGATGGTTGCCGTGCAGCGGGCTTTGTCGGTGGAAATGGCGCAGATCCGTACATGCTGTACACCGCGTCTAATACCGTTGTTCAGCTAGCCACCCGGGATCTAGTTAATCAAAACTTCCTTACCAGCATCTCGCGTGGTGCTCAGGCCTCCATGGTCATGGATGGCCAAATGGTAGAAGCGCCGTCTGGGTGTGTCCTCACAGGCGGCAACGGTAACGAAGGTAATATGATTGGCGTTGCCCTGTATCGTCCATTGCAGATGCGTAGAAACGGCGTCTGGTTAATTATTGAGGGATGACAAGTGAAAAATAAAAATTGGAGTAAATATACGCCTGACGAGCCAAAGCATGGCGAAGGCTTTATGTATCTTCAGGATGAGGAGGGTAATGATTGGTACGATTCTTACCCTAAATTTAAAAAGAAATACAAATTCAGATACGACACGGAAACGGGTGTTATTACCAGTGTCAGTGAAAATGCAGGCTTAATGTACGTTTGCGGCTTCAGCGTAGCCGACACTGACACCCTACCAGACGGTTTTGATGTTTTGGGGGGCTGGATTTACACCGGAAAAAAGATAATTCCTAACGCTGAATACCTGCTAAAAATTGCCGAGTTACAGCAAGGGAATTTATCAGCGGAGGCAGAAAACCGTATCAAGTTGTTAGAGCGTGTCGTCCGGCTGGGTGTCGCAACTGACGCCGAAAAATCCAGTCTTCAGGCGTGGGAGCTTTACAGTATTGCACTTAGCCGCTTGGATATTTCCTCCGCGCCGAATATCGAGTGGCCGCAGGTGCCGCAGTAATGTGGCGCAAAGCAGTACTTAAGATTGCCGACGACATGGCGCCACTCTCGTGCGCCATCGTTCCGGCGCATCCGTGGGTTTACGGACTGGGCCAGGCCGCTGATTCAGGCGGCTACCTTAGCCCGGCCAACGCCCTGGCATACTTGGCTAAAAAGCTGACCTCCAGTGGCAACACCGGCGATGTGATCGTCATGATGGTGGCTGAGAATACCCATGACGCATTCATGCAGGGGCTGAACAGCCTGGCCGCCGTGTTTCCTGCCCCGGCGTTTACCCAGGTAAGCCGAATGGCAAAAGCCGCCGCCGAACTGAGCGCGGTCAAAATGCAGCTACCGGGCAAAGTTGCCAACGCCCTGCCCGCCGCCGTTCCGCTGTCTGTCTCCACCAATCGGGCCGCCGTGAATGCCCAACGCGTAGCCGCCGCCCAGTTGGCCGCCGCAGGCAGCACCAGCCCCACAGGTTTACAGGCGCAGATTGCCAGTTTTGTGAAGGCCCGCACCGGATTATTGACATCAATTAGCCAGGGACTCAGTGACCTGAAAGGCGCCAGCGCTGACGTGTGGGCGTTTTCCCATTCCGGGGATATGAACACCGGCGCCATCGAATTACTGAAAAATATCCCCCAGGCTACCGCCGTGCATACCGCCGCCATGATGTTCACCGGCGATTCACTGAAAGATTTGGAGAAGATGATAAATGAGCCAGGCCGCCCAACTCGCCCTTGATGGCGAAGGCATCATCATGAAAAGAATGCTGGTTTCCCCCTCTATGCAATTCCAGGAAAAAGATCAATCCGGGCAGACGTCCAGCACCACCAATGCCGAACAGGGCATCAAGGCCAAAGAGCTGCGCGTCACCGGCCTGGTGGCATTCGACGACCAGGCCGTTTTACAGCGTCTTTTTCAGCTGGCATCGGCCACGGAGACAAGCGGGTCGCTGAAAAAATACCGCATCGCCAACGAAACCGCATCGGCCATCAACTTTCGCGAAGGCACGTTCACCGGCCAGATTGATGCCATCCCGCAGGAGGACATTCTCGCCTGGAACGTGAGTTTTACCCTGCGAGAAAAAAGCAGCGTTCCTGAAAAGCGTGAAGCACGCAAAGGCAACGCAACCGGCAGTACAAAGCAGACTGGCGCGGGTGGCAGCGGTACCGCAGCAGGCGAAGACGCCGAAAAAATGAGTTGGTTCGAGAAGAAAGTCTTAAAACCCGTCAATGATGCCCTGGGATAAGTGAGTAATGAAACCGATTAAACGGCTGTACCTTTCCAGTGACCTCATTCACCTGGTCGACGTCAATCTGGCGCTCGAGCTAAACGCGTGCGGCCGGGGATTTATCACCGCGCAAACAGATACCGATTACACCGGGAAAATGGTGCGCCTGGACGTTGGCTATGACGGATTAGTCCTGCGCTGGTTCACCGGGTACGTAGAACGCTCGCAGCCATCAGAAAACGGTTTTCAGCGTCTCTTTGTCCGGGAGTTGATCGGCGTATTCGATAAGCCGTGGCCGTGCTCGTTTCAGCATCCCACGCTGCGCCAGGTTACCAACTGGATAAGTGAACAAAGCGGTCTGACCGTTGCGCCGCCAGCCAATGCCGACTATACCGACAAGCCAATCCCGCATTTCACCCACAGCGGGACCGGATACCAGCTTTTTGCCAACTTGGGCCGCGCGTTCTCCATCACCGATTATCTCTGGTACCAACTCCCGGACGGTAGCGTCTACGTTGGCGCCGCCGCGCACAGCATGTTTGCCGGTAAGCCGGTCGACATTCCGAGCGAGTTTAGCCAGGCCAGCGCAGGCGGGAATTCCATGACCATGCCGCTTATTCAAAGCCTGCGCCCAGGCGCGGAGGTGAACGGGCAACGGCTGAATCAGGTACGGCTCGAAAACGACAACATGGCGATCACCTGGCAGCCGCGCAACAAAGCCACCGGCCAGGCATTGCAGAAATCACCCATTCAGCGCCAGGTCGAAGGAGCGTTCCCTGAACTGGCGTCAGGTTTGCACCTGCCCCAGTTCGCCCGCGTTGAAGCGCCAAGCGAAGACGTATCAACCGGCAACATCGCCGACCCCTTTCGCCCGCGCTATGCGGTCGATCTGCAGTTGCTCGACGCGGACGGCAACCCGGCCAAAGATACGCCAGTTTATCCCGCCGTTCCCTTGCCGGTACCGATGGCCGGGAGTGAGTCGGGCATGTTCCAGTTTCCCCCGCCTGGCACTCTGGTAGAAGTCGGATTTACTGGCGGGCGCCCGGACAAACCGTTCGTGCGCCAAACCATGCCGCAGGGTCAAAACCTGCCCGCAGTGAAGCCAGGCGAACAGCTGCAACAGCAACGCGAAGGCGTATCGCAGCGGGTGAACGTCGCCGGTGACTGGGAACGCCAGACAGACCAGGCCATCAAAGAAACATCAATGACCCGTGTCATTCAGGCCGATGATGAAACCCGCACGCTAGTAGTGCGTGAAACCACTATCCAGGCCACGGACAAAACCACCGTACTGGGCACGGCCACGCTGTTGGCCGGTGCCGTGGTTAACATCTGTGAAGGCGATTACAGCATCGGCACATCGGGCGGCCTGACAATCAGCTGCAGCAAAGACGAATCTGTCTATGTTGGCCAGAACCTAATACGCAGCGTTGGCGCCAACCTGGACGACACGATCACCGCTAACGCCACAATCACGGTCGGCGGCGCTCTCACTGAGAAAATCGCCGGTATCCGTCGAAGTGTGGCCCAGGCACAGCAGTTAATTGCGCCTGTTATTAAACTGGGTACAGACGAGATAAATGTCCTTACCCTGCTAACCGACACGCTCGACGTCGTCAACGAGCTGGCAAAGCTGACCGCAAGCCATACGCACCCGGACACTGGCACCAGCCAGCAGGCCAGCCAGTTCACCCAGACGGCAGCTAAAACGGTAACGTTAAAAACCAAATACGGTCCGTTGATCGCCTGACAGAAACTCCGCAAAAACACCGACCGCGTATAACACCCTGTAACGCTCACCATTGACCGCATTACTTTAGGCCGACACCGTTCGGCCTTTCTTTCGTTCGTCAAGCCACAGCCTGCACCGCTAGCAGAAACGCACAGACGGAAACGCATCCGAGACGGAAACGGCGCTACACCGCACCCGCCTGCACGATTTGGATCACAAATATTTTGCAAAGAAAATTTCGCGCAAACCCTACCGCCAGCTCGCGCGGTGGCTGGGGTCGTAGCTTCCCTGGCACTTTGCACACGCCGCCAACTTTTGCAGGGTTTTGCAATAACGGGGACCGACGTCAAAACTAACCCGCTGTTTAAGCTGATGTTTTAAAAAGGATCTCATTGCTTTCCGTCTGGATCAGAACGGCGCCAGGGTCGAGTTATAAAATCGGAGGGGAAATTCTGGAAGCCTTGCGCCGCAAGGGTTGGCGGGGAGTTTTGAAGCGCAATAGCTTTTGCAAACTATTGCGCATAAGGATCACTTAGGTAAGCGGCCCTCAGTCACTTTATAGTCAACGGCTTGCTTGCTTTTCGTATCGAAAGTGCAGGAGTAAGACATATTCACCTTCGCATTAAAACCGTTGGTAAATTTGAGCCGGTCACCTATGAATACTAACTGATGCTTTTCAGGCTTGTTAACATAACGGCTGAAAACATGTTCAAACATCGTGTCAGTCCATTCATATTCATACTTCGAGAGTTCCTGAATTGGCCTTTGACAAGCAACGATGGCATCAACCAAGTATTTATCAAAATTACACTTCCCATCGCTTGCCGCACATACTTTCTCTTTTACTGGCTCTTTAGCGGCTGCGTCATCATCACCGCTGAAATACCAGTAGGCTATGCTGCCCAGTACCGCTAAAAAGATTAATCCTTTAAAAGCATCCTTCGCGCTGAAGCCGGGGTCTTTGACGCCACAATGTGGGCAAACTTTAGCTTTTGCGGATACTTCCTTTTTACATTCCTTGCACTTTGTCATAGCCATCTTTTAATTATCCCTTTGTTACTCACGTTCACCTGTTTTCGCGGTGCATCTTGCCATTGGATTTTTAGCCATTACAAATTGTTTCGATAAAAAAGCCCCGCAAATGCAGGGCATATTATTACAACGATGGATGAAAAGTGGATGACCGTAAAATAATATCCTTTTATTTCAATCGGTTTGTAGCGTTTACAAGGCCCGACTGGCGGGCCTTACAAATGAATGCGACTCAACTGCCGTGCAGGCGCTTGGCGTCGATGACATCCGGCAGCTGGTTAAGTTTGGCAATCACACGCCCGAGGACCTGCGGATTGTA